ATGGCAGAAGCAATTACCATTTCTGGTCAATTGTCTATTCGTTGGATTGAAAAGTATCTAAATGAATACATGAATCAAACTGTGGGTACGAAGGACGAGAATTATGTCATTGCAAGCGATACGGATAGTATCTACTTGCGAATGGATACGCTTGTCACCACGGTTTTGCCAAATGAAACAAACAATGAAAAGATCATTAAGTTCTTGTTGAGTGCTTGTGATAAAGCAGTTCAACCGTTCATTGACAAAAAGTACAATGAACTTGCAGTAATCATGAATGCTTTTGATCAGAAGATGAACATGAAGCGAGAAGCAATTGCAGACAAGGGTATTTGGACTGCAAAGAAACGCTACATGTTGAATGTTATTGTTGGTGAAGATGGTGTTGTTCTAAAAAAACCAGAACAAAAGATCATGGGTATTGAAACAGCAAGATCTTCTACGCCAGAAATTGTGCGTAATGCTCTTGCAGATTGTATTGAAATTATTCTAAATGGTAATGAGGAACAACTGATCAAGTATACGGATGCATTTAAAACTAAATTTAACAAGAGTCCCGTAGAAGACATTGCATTTCCGCGAGGATGCAATGGTATGGATAAGTATTCCGATAGTACAAACATCTATCGTAAATCGACTCCTATTGCAGTAAAGGGATCTTTGCTGTATAATCACTTCATACGCAAGAACAATCTTCAAAAGAAGTATTCGCTTGTTCGTGATGGTGAAAAGATTAAGTTTGTGTATCTCAAAGAACCAAATCCATTTGGTGCAGGAGTTGCTTCATTTCCAGGCAAACTTCCGAAGGAGTTTGACCTAGATAGATTTATAGACTTCAACAAGCAATTTGAAGTCTCCTTCGTAGAACCACTCAAGACCATCCTAGACGCAATTGGATGGAGAATAGAAAAGGAACAAACCCTTGAATCCCTGTTTGCTTGATCTTGTTGATGAATTAAAGTTGTATGCAGACGAAAATGGTTTACCGATTATTCCTCCTAACAAGTGGAGGGAAATGAACGAAAATTATAAGAAGCAAGACATCAAGGATGCGCTTGCTCGTTATATCGTAACCGAGAAACCAAAGTTTCCCTTTCGTGAGATTGAAGAATCCGAAGTTATAAACAAGTTTCAAAAGTTCTGTGCCGATGATTGCAATAAGTTTATAATCAGCGGAGAAGCATTGAAGCAACGGGATGTACTGGAAAAGTACGACGATTACAAATATCCATTCAATGAATATGGATTCGGATTGATTCAGTTTGGACATTACTACAATGATGTTAGTAATTTTTTCCAACAAGAGAATCGCCTTTCATGTGGATCATATGGGTTTGCTGCTCCGCTAGAAATTTGGAAAGACGAAGCACTTCTTCAAAAGATGAATTATACATTTTGGAGATTGGGAAATACTCAAGTTGGACTTCATAACTGGAGGGGTTCTTTCCGTCTTGGTGCTTATGTTGCAACTCAATTTAAACCACATGTTGCAAAATCCATTTATCAAATAACAAATGCAAAAGTTGTGATGGATACGAGTTGTGGATGGGGAGATCGTCTTGCAGGATTCTATGCTTCAGATGCAGAAGAATTTTTTGGATGCGATCCAAATGAAAATGTATTTGAAATGTACAAGAAACAATGCATTTGGTATGAGAAGCAACTAGGATGTGACAAACCATATATTCACGAAGCGGATAATTATTTTTATTGTAGTGGAAAGAAACAAGTTACTCTTTTCCGAAAACCCGCAGAGGATGTGGATTGGATTGCAATTTGTCCGCCGCGTGGTGTTGATTGTATGTTTACATCTCCTCCGTATTTTTCCACAGAACTTTATAATAAAGGTGGAGAAAATGAACAAGATCAATCGTGGTCACGATACAACGAATATGATAAGTGGAGGGAAGGTTTCTTTTTCCCCATGCTACGACAAGTATGGCCTGTAATCAAAGATAAAGGATTTGTATTTGTTAATATTATGGATCCCGTAATCAAAGGCACAAGATACCGTACATGCGATGAACTCGTAGATTTTATGGGCGATGAATTGAATGCTTCATTCTTGGGACAAATTGGTATGCGTATCAAGCAGCGTCCAAAGAAAATGGAAACAGGATTGAATGAATTCTTGACAAAAGATTTTATAGAAAACATTTGGTGTTTCTCTAAAAACAATGGTATAATTACACTCAATAACAATGCGACATTAGAATCGCTTATGGGAGATGATGACAATGAACTTTTTAACTGATATTATTAAAGCATCGGGAAACCAATACGCATCAACAGTAGATGATGGATTGGATGGTAGCGATGTAAGTGGACATGTTGATACTGGTTCTTACATTTTAAATGCACTCCTTTCGGGAAGTTTATATAAAGGAATGCCAGACAACAAGATTGTTGCTATTGCAGGCGAATCTGCAACAGGTAAGACTTACTTTACATTGGGAATCGTAAAGCGATTCTTGGATGACAATCCCGAAGGTGTTGTTCTTTATTTCGATTCAGAACAAGCAGTTACCTCCGAGATGTTCAAGGAGCGTGGGGTTGATCCCAAGCGAGTCGCAGTGTTCCCCGTAGCAACGGTAGAGGAGTTCCGCAGACAAGCAATCACCATTGTAGACAAGTGTTTGGAGATGAAGGAAGCAGATCGTAAACCAATGTTTATCGTTCTTGATTCTCTTGGAATGTTGTCCACAGAGAAGGAAATGAACGATACAGCAGAGGGTAAGAATGTTCGTGATATGACTCGCGCACAGGTTGTCAAGTCTACCTTCCGAGTTCTTACCATTAAACTTGGAGTCGCAAAGATTCCTATGTTAATGACCAATCACACATATGATGTTGTGGGTGCATATGTTCCTACAAAGGAAATGGGTGGTGGTTCTGGTCTTAAGTACGCCGCATCTACTATCGTATATCTTTCAAAGAAGAAGGAAAAGAATACAGAAGGTGATGTAATTGGTAACATCATTCATTGCAAACTATACAAGGCAAGGTTTACCAAAGAAAACCAAGTCGTTGATGTACTAGTACGCTATGATAGTGGACTTGATAGGTACTACGGCCTTGTTGACCTTGCTCTAGAAAGTGGTATATTCAAGAAGGTTTCAACTCGTATTGAACTTCCTGATGGTAGTACTTGCTTTGAAAAGAATATCATCGAAAACCCCGAAAAGTATTTCACTAAAGAAGTAATGGAAAAACTTGATGAAGCAGCAAAGAAACAATTCTGCTACGGTCAAGAAGAAAAAGGTGAGTAATGAGTTCGTTAGAAGATATCATCTTCAAAAATTTATTAGACAATGAATCGTACATGCGGAGGGTTATTCCCTTCATCAAGGAAGAATACTTTCAGACTAAATCTGAAAAGTTATTGTTCAAAACAGTAAGAGAATACATCTCAAAGTACAATGCATCACCTTCGGTTGATGCTATTACTATTGATCTTCAGAACAGCAACGAACTCACTCAAAAGGAGTTTGATGAACTGACTGAAAGACTCAAGGATTTCTCTGCTGTTTCTGTTCAAGACGAAGAGTGGTTGGTTGACAAGACAGAAAAGTTTTGTCAGGATAAAGCAATATACAATGCGATCCTAGAATCCATTCACATTATTGAAGGTAAATCTAAGTCAAAGACTACAACAGCATTGCCTGATATTCTATCTCAGGCACTTGCTGTGTCTTTTGATACCCATGTTGGACACGATTACCTTGAGGATGGACAGAAGCGATATGATTTCTATCACAAGATAGAGCATCGTATTCCATTCGATCTTCAATATTTCAATGATATTACAAACGGTGGTACACCACAGAAAACTCTAAATGTTATTCTTGCGGGTACTGGTGTTGGTAAGTCGTTGTTCATGTGTCACCATGCTGCGAATTGTCTTGCACAGAACAAGAATGTGTTGTACATTACATGCGAGATGGCAGAAGAACGAATTGCAGAACGCATAGATGCAAATCTTATGGATACTACTTTGGATGATCTCAAGGAACTTCCAAAACAAGCATACGAAGCAAAGTTGAACAGACTAAATGCTCGTATCAAAGGTAAGTTAATTATTAAGGAGTATCCTACCGCATCTGCTAGTGCAAACCATTTCCGTTATCTAATTGATGAACTTCAATTGAAGCGTAAGTTTGTACCTGACATTATTTTTATTGATTACTTGAACATTTGTGCTTCATCTCGTTACAAGAATAATGGTAGTGTTAATTCCTACACTTATATCAAAGCAATTGCAGAAGAGTTACGCGGTCTTGCTGTAGAAAAGAATGTTCCTATCTTTACGGCAACTCAAACAAATCGTACAGGGTATTCAAGTTCAGATGTAAATCTTGAAGATACTTCCGAGTCGTTTGGTTTGCCTGCAACAGCAGACTTCATGTTTGCTATCATGTCAAATGAGGATCTAGATAAACAGGGACACATACTTGTCAAGCAGTTGAAGAACCGCTATAATGATCTTGCTACGAAGCGTAAATTCGTAGTGGGTATTAACCGATCCAAAATGAAACTGTATGATGTAGAGGAATCTGCACAGAATGGATTGGTTGGTACTGGTAATGAAGACGATGTAGGAGTCGAAGGGTTCGATTCCAAGTTTAAAAAGAGTAGAGACTCTTATCGTCAACAAGTTAGTTCATGGAAAATAAACAATGAAGAAGACTGAAGATATTAGTTACAAGCAAGTTCAATTTATTCGTGACATGGATACCCGCACTTTTGATGAGCGTCATGCAGCTCTTCCATTTGTTCGTGATGAAGATCTTCCAGAATGGGAGTCTTGGTGGAACCGCACAATGACTGGTCTTGCTCCAAAGAATGTCTCTACTAATTGATAAAAAGTTCATTGGTTTGGTTTCTCCTATGCTTGACAAGTTCAAGTGGAAGAAGGAGAATCTTGCCAATTTTAGATGTCCACTTTGTGGCGACTCTGGAAAGAGTAAGTCAAAAGCGCGTGGTTATCTTTTCGCTAAGAAAAATGACATGTTCTTTTGCTGCCACAATTGTGGTGCATCTCATACTCTTTATAGATTTCTAGAGATTGTTTCTCCTTCTCTCTGCAAGCAATATTCGCTTGATCGTTGGAAGGAAGGAGAAACAGGACATTCTAATTATAAGAAACCTGAGTTCGTGTTTGAGAAACCAGTATTTCGTAAGGACATGGGTACTGCTCAAAGACTTGATACTCTTGAAGAAAATCATATGTGTGTAACATATGTGAGGAGCAGGAAGATTCCCGAATCTGCCTATCCTCGTTTGTATTATGTCGAAAACTTTGATGCTTGGTTAAAAGAAATAGATCCGACTGCAACTAATGTACCAAAGGACAAGCGACTTATTATTCCTATCTTCAATGCGAAGGGTGGACTAATAGGTGTTCAAGGACGAACCCTTGAGGATCATCATTTGCGTTACATTACAATAAAGTTGGACAAAGATGTTGAACGATTATGGTATGGGCTCGAACAGGAGTTCAATTCGGAAACAATATTTGTTGTCGAAGGCCCGTTGGACTCTCTTTTTATCCCTAATTGTGTTGCTATGGTTGGCATCAATGATACTGGATGTATCCCCAAAGCAATACGGGGCAGAAAAATCATTTTTGCAATTGATAACGAACCCCGCAATGATGCGGTAGTCAATCGAATGCAAAACATGATTGATGCAAAGAGAGATATTGTTGTTTGGCCAGAAACAATCAAAGAGAAAGATATCAATGATATGATCCTAGCAGGACACACTCCGATTGAGTTAGTGGATATCATGAAGACCAATTCGTGCAATGGTCTTGAGGCAAAATTAAAACTTAACACTTGGAAAAAAGTATGAAACCAGAAGACTACGAGAATTACGAACAAAATGTATTGCAAGCAATTATGGAATTCAATACATTGTTTTCGGACTACATTAAGCAAATGGATCCCGAGTTGTGGGAGCGCGCCGTGGACTATGCAAAGGACTTTGCAAAGAGCGGAAATGTAAGTTTTAATTACACAACAGACAAGACACCTGAGCATATTTTGAGCAATTTGCTTTCGCAGACAATTTTTATTAAGGAACTCGTAACTGATCTTGATGAAGTACGAGAAGAATACATGAACTTTGTGGAAGAAAATAGTAAACTACCAACTCCAAAGATTATGGAGAAATGGTTGAAGGAAACTGGCAATACTCAAGAAGATCCATTTGGATATGAAACCGATCTTAAGATGTTCATTAGTTGCAATCATAAGTTTACTTTTGCAGAGTTTGATGAAGAAGATTGGTTTAACTATACCAACATTGTCGTATCCTGCGTACAAGACAAAGATTTTCAAAAAGAGTATACTGATATTTTGTTGAATGCTCTAAGTGAAAAGTCAGATATCTATCAGTATTACATTCGTTGCATGGAGGAACAAGATAATGTTTAAAGTGTTGGACAAAGGTGAGGTTGCTTATGTCAATCACATGGGCGGGGATTTGATGGTGGTGAATGCTGCAAGAGTTTCATTTGCTAAAGAAAGTGAATATGAGCAAGTTCAAACTGGAGATGGTTCAATTAAAAATGAACTATCTCAAAAAGATCAAAAGTTAATCAAATATCTTGCAAAACACAAACATTGGACTCCGTTTGCACATCCGCAGATTACTTTGCGTATTAAGGCTCCAATATCCATTCGTACACAACTTTTTAAACATAAAGTTGGATTTGTAGAGAACGAAGTCTCACGACGATATGTTGACAATACTCCAGAGGTTTACATTCCAAGATGGAGAAGTAAACCAACAAACGGAGCAAAGCAGGGTTCTGAAGACTTTGTTGAAATTGGCTCAGATACAAGTAACTCTTCCCATATTGGATACACTATGGCAGTAGAGCAATGCTTGGATATGTACAATGTATTGCTTGAAAAAGGAATTGCTCCCGAACAAGCAAGATTTGTTTTACCACAAGGTACATACACAGAGTGGTACTGGACAGGATCACTTGCTGCTTATGCCAGAGTATGCAAGCAACGACTTGATCCTCATGCACAATGGGAAGTTCAACAATATGCAAAAGCAATGGGGGAGATTATTGCCCCTCTATTCCCCCATTCGTGGGCCGCTTTGTTTGAATAAATATTATAAATGAACAACTTTAAAAATTACCTTCAAGAGTCATCCATCAAACCTGCCAAACTTAGTTCTGGTAGGTTTTCTATTGGCAATCAATTTAGATTGTTGAGAGATGTTGATGGACTCAAAAAAGGTAATGAATATACCCTTATTCCAATAGACGAAGATTGTGATCTTATTGTTCTTGGTGGTATTGGCGAATATTCATTTAAAGATCAAAAAACAAATAAAAAATACTGTATACACGCTGGGCCAAGAATAATAGATGAGTTATTTGAACTAATTCCTCTTGCAGACCCCTCTCCTAATCTATCCGAGAGCAAGGAACCCCAGGCCGCTCAAGCCTACCCCGTTTCTGAGCGTGTTATAGAGCGAATCATTGTAGAAGGAGACAAAGGTGAACGCGGAGAACGAGGATTACAAGGACTTATTGGCCCAGTTGGCCCAGCAGGCTCAAAGGGTGAGAGAGGCGACAAGGGAGATAAAGGTGATGTGGGAGAACGCGGCGAACGCGGAGAACAAGGCCCAATCGGTCCCCGTGGAGAACGCGGAGAAGCGGGTGCTAAAGGAGATCGTGGAGAACGAGGAGAACAAGGACTTCAAGGTATTGAAGGAAAACAAGGGCCAGCAGGATTAAATGGTGATATTGGCCCAGTAGGCCCGCAAGGACTACAGGGACTGCAAGGCGAAAATGGAGAAAAAGGCGAGCGGGGAGAAAAAGGTGAACAAGGGCCACAGGGATTACAGGGTGAAATTGGCCCAAGCGGTCCTGCTGGAGTAAACGGGGCGCCTGGCCCTATCGGCCCTAAAGGGGAAAAAGGAGATAAGGGAGACACTGGCCCTCGCGGAGAAAAAGGTGATACTGGTGATGTTGGTATTGCTACTGCTGTTTATCCCCTTAAACTTGATGACAAAACATTAAGTGTAGAACAAAACTTCTTTCAAGAATTAATCGGAAAAGCAACAGATGGTTTTACTGCTCAATCTGGTGGTGGTGGAAATGTTGATATATTTGTTGACGGAGAAAAAGCAGTAAAGAATCTTCGTAGTATAAATTTTAAAGATGGATTTATTGTAACCAAAGAGCGAGGCAATAAAGTTTCTATTGCTGTTGATCAAACTAATTTAGGTTATAATACTGGTAAAGTTTTATATTTTAATTATTCACAAAATAGTGATATAAGTCCATATAAAGTTCTTTCAGAAAATCTTACAACTGCTTCTGAACAAAGTTTAACACAATTATTAGATACTTACAATAGTAATGGATATCAAACCACATCTATTACAAATTTTATTACACCTATTGGTTCTCCTAACCAGACGGTAATTGATCCAGGCGTTTTTGATATAACTTTATATGCAAATGTAGATGCTGACACGGGTGGAAGAGAATGTTATTTGTTTACTCGTTTATACAAACGAGCATCAAACGGAACAGAAACACAAATAGCACAAAGTGATAATTCTCAAAAACTAACAACATCATTAACAGATTATTCGTTTGAAATTGTAATTCCTCTTCCTGTTGCAATAGATGCTACGGATCGACTTTTATTAGAAATTTATGCTGTACATAGAGGCAACAGTCATAATATTATTTTAAAATTTGAAGGATCTTCACATTATGCCCATATGCACACCACATTAAGATTCGGAGCAACGGCGGGGGTTAGTTCTTTAAACGGACTGAATGGTGCATTAACAATAACAGCAGGAAATAATATAGTTGTTACACCTTCGGGTAGTAACATTGAAGTAGCATTGGTATCGTTATTGGATGGAGGATCTTTCTAAAAGAAAGTTGACATGCCAATCTGTTTGTGGTATAAATATCCTCACCAACTAAATTAGACACATTATCATAGGAGTTTTATTATATGAGTTTACCAACACTCTATCAGGATTTCATTCACCTTAGTCGTTATTCAAGGTGGATTGAAAGTGAAAATCGTCGTGAATCATGGGACGAAACAGTAAGTCGTTACTTTAAGTTTTTCCGTGAACATTTAAAGAATAATCAAAATTATGAACTAGATCCTGAATTAGAGAAAGAACTCTTTAATGCAGTTTTGAATCTTGAAATCATGCCAAGCATGAGAGCATTAATGACTGCGGGTGAAGCACTTGCAAGAGACAACACCGCTGGTTATAACTGCTCTTATGTTGCAGTAAATCGTGTTCGTGCATTCGATGAAATTCTATATATTTTAATGTGTGGTACTGGTGTCGGATTTAGCGTTGAGAGGCAATATGTCGAAAAACTCCCCACAATTGCAGAACAATTCACTGCTTCTGACACTACAATCGTGGTGCAGGATAGCAAGGCTGGTTGGGCAAAGGCTTACAAAGAACTTGTTTCCTTACTTATTGGAGGCCAAGTGCCGCAATGGGATCTTAGTAAGGTTCGTCCTGCTGGCGCAAGACTTAAGACCTTTGGAGGTAGAGCATCGGGACCCGCGCCGTTGGATGATTTGTTTAGGTTCACGGTCGACACTTTTAAGAAAGCTGCTGGTCGCAAACTCACTTCAATCGAATGTCATGACCTTGTCTGTAAAATTGCGGAGATTGTCGTTGTCGGAGGTGTCCGCAGATCCGCTCTTATATCGCTTAGTAATCTCACAGATGAAAGAATGCGAGAAGCAAAGAGTGGAGCATGGTGGAATGATAATCCACAACGCGCTCTTGCCAACAATTCTGTTGCGTACAAAGAAAAACCAGAAATAGGCGTGTTCATGGATGAGTGGGTTTCGCTCTACAAGTCCAAGAGTGGAGAGCGTGGAATCTTCAATCGTGCAGCAGCACAGAAGACAGTTACAAAATTAGGAGATCGTCGTGATCCATCTTATGAATTCGGTACAAATCCTTGCTCTGAAATTATTCTACGCGACCGCGAATTTTGCAATCTTACTGAGGTTGTAGTTCGTCCAAATGACAATCTTGCTTCGCTTCAACGCAAGGTAAGACTCGCAACGATTCTAGGAACATTTCAAGCATCTCTTACTCATTTCCCATATCTCTCATCTGATTGGGAAAAGAATTGCAAGGAAGAAGCATTACTTGGCGTTTCGATGACAGGTATTACGGATAACAAGGAACTCCGCGATAAAAATACTGCTGAAGTTATTCTCAAAGATCTTCGTCAATATGCAATTGAAACAAATAAAGAATTTGCAAAAGCAATTGGTATCAATCCTGCTGCTGCAATTACCTGTGTCAAACCATCAGGTACTGTTTCTCAATTGACTGACGCAGCATCGGGTATTCACGCTCGTCATAGCGAATACTACATTCGTACAGTTCGTGCGGATCGCAAAGATCCATTGTGTCAGATGATGATTGATCTTGGATTCCCTGCGGAACCATGTGCGATGAAACCCGATCATACAATGGTATTTTCATTCCCAATCAAATCTCCTGATGAATGCATCACTCGTAATGATATGACTGCAATTCAACAACTTGAATTGTGGTTAACATATCAGCGTTACTGGTGTGATCATAAACCATCCGTTACGATTACTGTAAAAGAACACGAATGGATGGAAGTTGGAGCATGGGTATACAAACATTTTGATGAAATCAGTGGTATTTCGTTCCTACCACATTCTGATCACAGTTACAAGCAAGCACCATATCAGGAATGCACTAAGATTACATATACTGCATTGGCCGTAGAAATGCCTAAGAATGTAGATTGTTCATTGCTTAAGAATTATGAAAAAGAAGATTCGACAAAAGGAACACAAACATTTAGTTGCACTGGCGATAAGTGCGAGATCGTAGATTTAACATGAGGAAACCCTTTGGATATTCTTACTTACTTGATATGTACAAGTGTCGTGTGGGAGCGGCAGACGATTTGGAACTCCACTACCGATTCTTGGAACGGTTGGTTGATGAGATAGGAATGACACGAATGAGTCAACCATTTGTCATTCACGCACCCACTCTTTACGGTGTAGAGATGTTCCCCGAAAAAGCAGGAGTAAGTGGTTGGATTCCGTTGATCGAATCGGGAATTCAAATTCACTCACTTGAACCTACACGATTTATCACACTTGATGTTTATTCGTGTAACAAGTTCGATAAGCAAAAGGTATATGATTTTGCAAAGAAGTATTTTGAATTTGAAGAATCGGAAGAACACTACATTGAACGAGGAATCAATTTTGGTTGATTCGAAG